GGGCTGGCCGGCTGCGTTCAGCAGCACGGTCACGTCTTACTCCTCGACGTACAGCTCGACCACGCACGAGATGTCGTCCGGCTGGACCGACACCGCGCCCACAGTCACAATCTCAAACTCCAGCGTATCGCCCGGATTGAGCGTCCGCTCCGCATCCGTCAGGGTGCTAGTCAGCGCCAGCGCAATCCCCTCACGCGCCGTCTTGGCATTGATATCCAAGTTCGCCGTAAGCGTCACGGCCGAGTTCGCCGTGCTATCGTACTTGATGAGCCGAGCCACGCAGGACGTTGCCGCCGTCGGGTACGTCCCCGCCGCCACAATCGCCCGGTTGATGTAGCACTTTGCCGGCATCGCGCCGACGGTGTGCGTCTGGGTGCCCGCGGCCAGCGTCCCGGTGTTGATGCGACCGCTCGTGAGCGGCACGGGGAAGACCCCCAGCCGGCCCGGCTTCGGCGCAAAGATGTTATAGGCCATGTGTTATCCTCGGGTTGGGGTGGGGGCCGAAGCCCCCACCCGGTCCCCGTGAAGGTTAGACGTGCGTGTAGCGAGCGGTATCGGTGTACCCCGTGATCGAGCCGTGCGCGTTACGCGCCAGGCAGGCGAGGTTGCCGTACCAGCCGTAGGTCGTCTCGAAGGCGTCACGCCCCGAGAGCCAACGCCACGGGCCCGCGCCCTCGAACTCGACGAAGCCCCAATCCTTCGCATCCACCCACGAGAGCGAGGGGATGTGGAGGAGGTAGATGGTGCCAGCCGGGACGTAGTAGTCCTGCACGAGCGGCACGCCGCAGACCTCAAGGGCCTTGTAGCCACCCTTGATCGTCGTGCTGAACTCGCCGGCGGTGAACCGACGCTGCCCGACCATCGACTCCATGAGCTTCTTGGCGAGGCCCGGGGTCGTCATGAGCAGGAAGTCCTTCGGACGCACCATCGCGTCCTTGCCGCTGCGGCCAGAGATCTTCTGGATAAGGTCCCAGATGTCCGACTCGGTCGGCTGGTTCGCATCCGGCGTATCCGTGCCGGCCACGAGGCGCGTCGCGTCCCAGATGCCGTAGGTGGAGGCCGAGATGTTGTGCAGCGAGGCATACGACCCGCCGCGGTTGGTGATGTTGATGAGCCCGTTCATAGCGCTGTTGAACGAGGTGTCAGAGGCGGTCGCCTTGACAATCTTGTCCGTCGCCGCCATGCCCGAGATGGCCGTGCCAAGCGTCAGCGTGGCGTTGTCGCCGCTGTTGCTGATGGCGGTGATGGCCGAGCGGCCGAGCACCGCGTCCGACGACGAGGTGTCGAGGACCGCGATGTAGTCACCCACGGAGAGGGAAGCCGTGCCGATGAGGGCGACGACGCCATCCGCCTTATTGTGGAGCGCCTGCTGCATGAGCAGGGTGGACGCCTCCTTGATCTCCTCCATCGTCTTCTTGGCGATGGTGGTGAAAGCGGCATCCTTGGACTGCGTGCCAACGAAGGCGAGGCCGTCGATCTGGCGGGTCGTGTACGCACGAACCACGCCGACGTTCGCCTGCACTTCCGTCGCGGTGGTGTCAGGCGGGAAGTACCCGGCCGACGAGAACGTCGCGCCAGCCGGACGGCCGGTCACGACATCGAAAAACACGTTGTTGCCGCCCCAGCGCATGTTGCGGGGGCCGCCCGCCCGACCCTTCTCCAGCTGGGCAAGAAGCGGGGTAACGAGGTTCTGGACCTTCTCGCGGAACTGGCTGTAAACGTTCTTCAGCAGACCAGTGAGTTCCGCATCCGTGATAACGGTAGGATTCGGCATGAGAGTGTGTGTGGAAAACTAGAGGTTAACGGATGGACGCCATGATTTCCGACATCGCGGAATCGAGGGCGTCATCCACGGTCGCCGGTTTGGCGGCCTTGGGCTTGGCCGGGGTATTGCTCGCCGCACGACCCACGGGCTTCGTGGCCTGCCCCACCGCCCGCTTGGCCTTCTGTGCCTCGACTTGCGCCTTGGCGACCGCGGCCTGCGCTTCCTTGACCTGCGGGGAAGGGGCAGACTCACTACGCCGGGCATGCTGCATCTGGGCCCAAATTGCCAGGTCCTGCACGATGTACTGCCGAGCGGCGTCAAACTGTGACGCGGGGAGATAGGTCTGCCCGTTCGGGGCGACCGCCGCGTGCAGCTGCATGGCATACGCCATCCGCTCTTCCAACTCCTGCCGCGACACGGAGGGGAGCGCCTCTGCAATCAGCTGGATCGCCGGTTGCACCTCCCCCGTGTAGAACTGCTGTCCTGCCTCCGTGATGCGCTGCATCTCCGTCTGCACCCGGAGGTCCTTCACCTGCTGCTCGGCCCGCTGGGCTCGCCGCTCCGGCGAGTTCTCCTGCGAGAAGGCGTCCCGCACGGCCAAGAAATAATCTTCGTCGGTCAGAAGGCGCTCCAGCTGGGCCTCCCGTTCCTCGATGAGCTGGGACAGCTCCTCACGCTCCGACTTGAGCGACAGCGCGTCCCGCTCCGCCTGCTGCATCTTCTGCTCGCGCTCTTCGTTGTACACGCCGAACTGGGCGAGCTTGACCACCTTATCCAAGCGGTCCTGCCGCACCTTGCCGTTCGCCTTGTACTCGACGATGAGGTCCGGTACCTCGACCTCACCCTCGGCATCCTTGAGCGTGAACTCCGTCGCCAGCCCTTCGGTGACCGTCGGCACCGCGACATAGCCACCCGGCAACTCCGGTGTGGCCTCCTCGGTCGTCTCCTCGGTCGCCTCTGCTTCAGAGGGCTCGGCGTCTTCCGTGGTGTCTTCCGGGGTGACTGCCGTGGTATCTTCCGGGGCCTCAACCGCCGCAGCGGCTGGGGTGTCGTCCTGCGTGTCAGCGGGAGCCGGCACGGCGGGCGTGGGGGTGGCACTCGCGGTGGTGTCCGCGAGGGCCGCCGACGCGGCGTCGGCCAGAGCTTGCTGAATGTCCATCGGTCCAGCTCCTAAAATTGGCGCGACAGGGTGTCGGACTGGCCCGCCAACATCTGATCCGGCGACTGACCCATCTGGGCCTCCTGCAGGGCCCCAAGGGCCCCAATCGGCGGATTATTGCTGGCCAGCGGCAGCTGTCCCGCGGGGAAGGAGGGCACACCGGTCGGTTGACCGGGGCCAGCCGGGGGTGCCCCGCCCATCGGCGGAGCCATCGCCCCCTGCTTCTGTGCGGCCTGATTCGCCAAGGCCGTCCACCGCTCCTGCGCGGCGGCAATAATCTGTGGGTCCAAGTCGTCCTGAAGCAGAATCTCCCGCTCCAGTACGTCCTGATGAATCGCTTCGTTGTCCTGCCAGCGAAGCTCGGGGACCATCGCGCCCATCCGGATGGCGTCCGCCACCCGCTTGGCCCGTGCCTCCTGATCCTCGTCCGGACTGGACATATCCCGCGCCACGGCGAACATCTGCCGACGGCGGTATTCCTTGATGTCGATAATGCCGGACTGCAGCCAGTTGTCGAGCAGGTAGAGCCGGAAGGCCATCGGCATCGGCATCAGCGTCGCGGGCTCCACCCGGACATCCGACTGCCCGTCGAGGTCCGTGGACGACACCGCCCGAGCGAGGTCCGGCCGGCCCTTGCCGACCGCGCCCAGCGCCCGCGGGACATCGTAGCCCCACGCCATCCCCGCCATCGCCACCTTGCACCAGGCCCGACCGAGAAGCCCTGCACCGGCTGGATGGAGTCCGACATCGGCCCCGCGCCCCGAATCTCAATCATCGAGGTCACGCCACCCATAAACGTCTCGGTGGCAATCGCGTTCGGCCGGGTCAGGAACCGCCCACCCGCGTTCACGCGAATGTTCTCGACCCACTTGGACAACAGGGCGTTCACGCGCATCTGGTGGTCGAGCCACTGCTCCACCACCGGGCGCGGGTAGTACGACGGATCGCTGGAGCCGTCCCGTACCGCGACCACGGGGATGGCGTTCCAGAGGAGGGGCGACGGGCCGAAGACGACCGTGTCCCCCACGATGATGAGGTGCAGACCCTCAGGGAGGGCGTCCGGGTGCGGAGCGACGTAGACCGTGAACCGCTCGGTCACGTCCTCGTCCCGGAGCCGCTGGCCCTCGCCAATCGTGGTCTGCGTCAGCACCCACGCGCCAATGCCCTCCGACCCGCTATAGGTCGGCTGGTTGCCCGACATCATCGTGGTATCCGCCGCTTCCAGCCCCGTCACGCCGTAGCGGAACGCGGCCTCAGCCTTGGTGATCACCTCGCGGATGACCACCCAATGCGGGGCCTGCGACACCGTCGCGTTGGGGGACACTCGGACCTGCTCCACGCGGAGTGTCTGGCACCCGAGGTCGCCCAGCGGCTTCTTCTGGCCCGGAGCCATCCCCAGCCGCTCGTCCCACGGACCCTTGTCCGGGTCCCAGAATAGGTGCCAGAAGCTCACGCCGTCCGTCTGAGCCCAGAACGCCGCTTCCCGAGCCAGCCGGGGCATCAGCATCTGCTCGTACTGGTACTCCAGCGACAGCTGCTGGGCCTGCGCCTTGCGCTTATCGTCCGGGTCCTGCGTCGTCGGCGTCACCGAGAAGCCCGGCTTCTGGTCCATGCTCACGCCACGGCCCCAGCCCATTGGCCGAAATCCACTGCTGACCAGCCCGGAACAGCCGGTTCCGCTCCACCAAGTGGAGGTGCATCTGCACGGCCTCGCGCCGAGACTCCCACAGCCCCCGGCCCCACGAGGCCCATGCCTGCATATCGTCGGCGGTATTCGGGTCTGCCCCGGGGTAATCCGCGCCATACAGCGCCCGCTGGAGCGCTGCGATGTCTTCCTCGACCGTCGCCCCCGTATCCTCCGGCGGATTCGGCGCAACCTCGTCATTCGGCGTGGCGGGATCGTTGGAAAACCCCTCCATCGCCCGCACCGCTACGTCGTCCAGCAGCGACTCGATATACGGACTCGTCATTTACCCGATTCTCCCGACGCCAAAGGCGCTCCGAACCCGATTCCAGTCCCTGAGGTCCTCATACCGCTCCCGAATGGACCGGAGAACCTCTTCCTGCGCCCACGGCTCCCGCTCCTGGTTGGCCACGGCCACCAAATCCTCGGGAATCTCGACCGGCGGGGGCAGGACCGGTGCCACCGGCGCGGCCTT